TTAAATCAAAATAATGTCTGGTTTACTGCCGCCAACTTTAACAATGTAATGCCAAACTTTCAAGGGCTGGCAAATTATTCTGTTGGATCAGTTTTTTATTTTAATATTTTTATTACCAATGGCGGTAAGGCATACGGCATTGAAGCTGTGAGGATTGACTATCAAAACGTTGGCGTAACAATGAAGTGGCTTGGACAAACAACCCCAACATTTTTGGCTAACTCCTTTGACTGTTATAATTTTCAGATAATTAAAACAGGCACTGCCACATACACTGTTTTTGGTTCTAAATCACAGTTCTAAAATGCCTTTAAGATCTGGATCGTCTCGTCGTCGCTCATTGAGTGGTACTAAAAAAGGGACAAGTGCTTCCGATGCCGCCGTTAGTGCCGCAGCCATTAAAGCCGGCACCGGTACTAACACTGATGGCATTTATTGGATAGATTTGCCCACAGCCGGCCCTACACCAGTCTATTGTATTATGAATAGTGCAGCCAATGGCGGCGGCTGGATGATGGCAATGAAAGCCACCAGGGGCACTACCTTCAACTACAGCTCTACTCATTGGACTACAGTAACAACCTTACTTACAACATCCACTGATAGAACAGATGCTGATGCCAAGTTTCATACTATGAATTACTTTGCTGCCAAAGATATTATGGCACTATGGCCCGACATTACAACCAACGGTGGTGGATTAGGAAGTAATCCATATAGTTGCTGGTCGTGGTTGCAGAATAACTTCAATGACGGTGTATCTTCTACATTGATTAACTTTTTTAATACCGCTGGTACATATAACACCGGCGACGTCAATACCGCCGGCAACTACGGCGGTAAATTTATTGGCTTGGCAAAATCATCAGTTAGTTGGAACACTCCCAGCGGTGGGGTGTTTTCAAGTCAAAACGCCATTAATTTTTATGGGTTTAATTTTAAAAATCAACCAAACTATGGTGGCACAGCCAAAGTTAGGTGGGGGTTTGGATGGAATGAAAACGGCGAAGGCGATTACACTGTTCCTGCTACGCTAGCAGGCGGAGGCGCACCGGGCTCGGATGATGTATCAGGCGGCATAGGAATGGACAGTGGTTTTGGAAGTTACAGTGCAGGCGATTATATTTCTTGTTGCCAAGACATTGCGGGTATTAATCGCAGTGCCAGGGTGGAGATTTATATACGATGACTAGTTTTGTTGAAGTATATCTAGGCAACATACAAACTATCATTGACAATCCGCCTAGTAGCGTAGTTGGTGTTTTTGCACAAAATTTATACAATGATGCTACGGACCTGGTTGCCGAAGAAATAACAGCAGAGCAGTTTAATGACACGGGTTATTTGGAGATTGCCGAGTCAGACTCCAACGAGGTACTAACGGCAAAGCGCAGTTTAAACCATATCAAAGACAGAATTTTTAAAGATGCTAGCGGCTACTACAACACAGCTAAATATGACATACTGAATGAGGTTATTATGAACAGAGAAGAATTAGTTAAAATGTACGGCGCAAATAAAAAGTTTTATGCCACACTTGGCATCAAATCTCGCGATGAATTAGAACAAGCAATCCAGCGACAGTTTGCATTACTGTACTACCAAGACAGTACTGTGATTGCTGTTGATGAAACACTTAGCGTTGATAATTTTGTTGAGATTGTATGAAACTAAGAGAATTTGCAACCTACAAATTTGTTGATGGTGCATTGGATCTCTACGAACACGCCAGGCACGCCGTCCATCAACCCTTTAATCCAGAAACAGGATTACCGTTTAAAACAGTTGATGAAGCATTGGCCTGGGCAGTGAAGTACTACCCTGATTATTTTGTTTGATTCAGAATACCCTGAACAATACGTAATTTAGCAATAACTTCGTTAAAATTTACAGTACGCCATACGCCTGGATGCAGAGGTTTAGGATAATCCTCAATACCGCACCAGGCGTAACCTTTGTGCTCTTCATTTAGGTATGGAATAAATTCTTCTTCTACCGGAATTAAAAATGTATGATAACAAAATTTTCCGTTGTCGCTGGTAAATTTTTCTATAGGAATTAGCTTGGGCTTGTCTATAGTTCCGCCTAGCTCTTCAAGAATTTCTCTTATAAGACCTTCACTGACAGTTTCACCGGCGTCGACTTTTCCGCCAGGAAGTCCCCAGGTATTGCTATAACGTGTGCCAGCACGTAATAAAAACAAATACCTATGAGTACGAATGCTGTAAATTAATGCACCAGTACTTTCAATCAAAGTACAATGCTCCACTTTAACGCATCGTAATGTCCTTCGACGCTTTTAGCCCACATATGATTTTCCCATTTGTATTGAATGTTAGTAGTAAGGTTTGTAACGTATTCTAACGTATTTGTCCTACGATTGTCAAATACTACGGACCAGAAGTCACCATTAAATTCAATGATATCGTGTGCGTGTGCCACTAACGGTAACTTATCTTCGGGGTTCCAGGCTGTGGCATATTCCGTGTCACCACGATGACCAATGCCGTGCAATAGCAAGTATCTTGTTCCTTTAACTGGTGCCAGCAAATGGGCATCATCAACACTAACACTTTGTGGATTGATAATGGCATTGATTGGAGGTAAAGTATTAGATGGCATTGTGTCGTTGAATACAGTGTATAACAATAATGTGTTGTCTGCAGGATGCAATGCAATAGTACCAACTAATTCGCTGCCGTTGGGTTGCATTAATCTGATAATGCTTAGTCCGTTACGAACAGTACCATACTCACTTAATATAGCCGCCCAGACGTGTTGTTGGCGCAGATTAACTTCCATAGATATTTTAGCATCATCATCTTTGATATCTGACTCCTTGACTAGCTTGAGTGTATTACCTTGGAAAACAACGCCATAATTGCCAAAGGTCAGCGTCTTTTGCGTCAATAACTGGCTGGCATTGTCACTAAACAGGTCGTCTTTTAGTTGACCCTGTGTGTCGTATATACTGTTAACAACCTTCTGAATAACTCCAAGTTGTTTAACTTTTGCTGGCGCACTGATCCAAATTGGCAGCTCAAAAGTCAAGCTGGCAATGTCTATGGTTTCTTCTGTACCCGAAGGTACAGCACGATTGCTCCATTCGATATCCGTTAATAAAACATAGCTCAATGAAGTCCAATCAATGTAGTTGTCTGTGCTTTGGATTTCTAATGCTGGATTGAACAACAGCATAATTTGTTCTAACAGCATTAGCTTTTGTTCAGTGTTGCTAGTCCACACGTCAACCTTAAGAGTCAGCTTATATGGTACAGGCATTAATCTTTCAACTGTATAGGCCCCACCTTGTTCTTCTGTGTATTGTCCTGTTGCTTCATCGTACAAGCGTGTGCGTATGTTTAACTTGCTAACAAAGTTTGGTTCCTGTACACGTTCTCTGTCATAGGTTAGTTGATTAATGTGTACAGCCATTGCTGGTACAGCTTTAATTGCGTTTTCACTGTTACTGCGTAAAATCTGACTGGCCTGACGACTAGCATCTCCGTAGAATACCGGAACACGTTGGTAGGTGTGTTGCCCTTGGTCATTGTTGCCAAGGCGAACCTGGAAGTTACTTAGTATTCTTATAAATTGTAATAAGAATCTTCGTATCTGCTCATCATAGAAAAATGTAGTATAACTCATTAGTTGTCAGCCCTGGGTTTAAAAACTCGGCTCAATCCTTGTCGTTGATCGTGCTCGCCTTGTGCATCCTGATACTTTGCTTGGTTGTTTACAAAACTGCTCTTTAGCGTCTTGTTATCTGCGGCACCCGGAGTTAAGTTTGTACGAACAGCATCTTCAATCTTGACCCAACGTTTACCATCATATCGGAATAGTCGATTGGGACTATAATCCAATCGCAAACAATAGTCGCCTTGCGTTGGGTCTGCTGGAAAACTGATTCCGGACGCCATTGGCAATCCGTTTGGAGCATATCCGTCGCCGGTCAAATAACCTTTGACCTTGGCATCCGGTGTAATTTTTTGTTGGTCGGCAGACTGCCCTGGAGTAGCCCCACTGGCGTCGACAAATGCATCGTTGACATTGTCGGCAGTTAATGCAGTTGGTGATGCAGGAACTTTTTTACCTGCCAAGTTAGTGGTCACTGGCTGTACATAAATGATGCTGGTATCGTAACCGGATACTGGCAACTCTTTTTCTGCTTGGCTAACAATAGCATCGTTGATATCGTTATACTTGTTGTAAGTACTGATTACATCACGCAGACTAGTTTCCGACCCATCTGCGCCCGTTTGTATTTTATTAAGAATGTCTTTGTATTCTTGACTGTCTACTAGAGGGTTGATTTTACAACGCCATAAATGTGGCCACCAAGTTGGTGTAAAGCCTTCGCTGGCACGACTGCAATCACCAACTATAAAGAATCTTTTAAGTGCGGCAGGAACATCATTTAAGGCGTCATAGTCCATTAAATGTTGTAGTTCAATTACATCACCACTCATTACCCTGCGACCTAAGTTTTCCACCATATCGTTGATATGGAAGGTCATAAACAATGTGCCGGTGGCTAGGAATAGACCAAATTGTGTTAAATCAAAATCGCTGTCACTGACTTGATAGAGTCCACGCATTTTGTAGACTGAGCTGTCGTATTTTCTGTCACGGTTTTCCAGGAATAATAAATCTTGAATGTTTTGTTCGCTGATAGTGTCATATGCAGGTTTCGTTGCATCACCGGTGTTGTCTTGTGTGGCAACCCCTAGGTATTTGTGGACAAGTACACCAGTTCCGCCAACAGTGAACATCTCACTGATACGGCGATCCATAAATTTATAGTCATTACTGTGGTTTTCTCGCCACATACTCAATTTTGGCATTTCGGGTCCTTATTGCTATATTTATGGGCTTGACAAGCATACCATTTTGTAGTATAATTACACTATGGACCCAGTAGAGTACAGCACTAAATTAGATGAACTGTTTCGGCTGGTTCAGACGACTTCGGACATCAGGGCCAAAAGTCAGTTGTACAAAATGTACCAAAACTGCAAAACTTTAATAAACGAGTTGAGCAAGGAAAGTGTAGAGTGCCGTAGACTCAGACAGTCTACTGCCAAGTACTCCAAAATTGAATCAGAAATCAAAGAAGCTGTGGACACCTTTGAACAATGGGTTACATTTAGTAAACTTTTGTACTAACTTGACACAGTGCCCAAAATGTGCTATAATATACCTATGTAAAAAGGAGCGCACCCAATGGCTACAGTAGCAGGCGTTAAAATTAAGATTAAGGCACCACGTGCCACTCGTATCGCATTCGCAGACGAGAAATATACTGGCGCAGAACCCGAATGGTCTGCTGAAGCCGCAGACTGGGACAACGAGAAGTTTGACAACAAACTCCGTAAAAGTTTTTACTACTACAATTATTATTACAGTCAAAAAGACTGTAAAAAGTACGTGGTGGAATGGTTACAAAAAAATAGCAAACTGTCAGCAGAGGAAATCCGCACGTTTAACCGTGCAGGGGACCGAATGTTGCCAATGACAGTGTGCAGTTTGATTATGGCACACCGTCAAGGTATGCCCTTCCGTGGACGCCACATTGAGTTCATTTTGACAAGTGTGCAAGATGTCATTGACAAAGCCGAACCTGAGGAAATTGTTGCGGTAGCTACCCCGGAACAGGTGGCGCATCGTCCTACCATCCAAGACCGTCTCAATGAGAAAACCAGCGAGCTTATTGGTGAACTTGAAGGTATGTTTGATGGTGTGGTTGCAAATACCGCAGAAAAGTTCAAACCCTACGATTGGCTAACCAATAACAATGTTGTACAAAGCCAACTTGGCAAGTATGCATCTGTATTTGGAAAACATCGGGCAGAGTTGGTGGAGGCTCAATCCAAGAAAGATGACCAACTTAAAGAAGCATACAGTTTTCTGAAACCAGCAGACTATAAACGTATATTTGCCTGGATTGATGAGCTACTTGCTGGCATAGAGCAATACCGGGGCGTTAAGAAAGCCACAAAGAAAGCTCGTGTTAAGAAGGCGCCTAGTAAAGAAAAACTGGTAGCTAAACTCAAGTACGCCAAGGATGACAAAGCACTCAAGATTGTGTCTGTTAATCCAGCAGACATCATTGGTTCTGCAGAGCTTTGGATTTACAATGCCAAAACTCGTAAGCTGGGCAAGTATGTTGCGGCTTCTTATAAACAGCTCTCGATCAAGGGTACCAGTATTGAGGGCTTTGACACAGACAAGAGCGTGGCCAAGACATTGCGTAAGCCTGAGGAACAACTCAAAGAGTTTGCTAAAGCAGGCAAGATAGCATTGCGTACCTTCCTAAAGGACATCAAAGCAGTGGAAATCAAGCTAAATGGTCGTATAAACGAAGATACACTACTGCTCAAAGTAGCATAACTTAGAATCCTATACAGGTAAATATCTGTATAGGATTTCTTATGGCCACACTCAAACCAGGTTTAAAACACGACACACTTTCAACACCGGCGGACCATCTAGGTGGCCCGGGGCCCATTGCCTTTGACCCGTCAAACTTAGACACACTTAATTCTAAACGTAACGACATTGTTGATTATATACGTCTGCGCCTTGCAGACCAGATTGTTGACGTTGAATTAGACAAAGAGCACTACGATTTGGCCATTAAGCAGGCACTAATTAAGTATCGCCAGAGAGCGCAGAACAGTCAGGAAGAAAGCTATGTATTCTTAGACTTGATGCCAGAAGTGCAAGAGTACATTTTGCCACAGGAAATTATGTTGGTACGAAGTGTGCATCGCCGAGGCATTGGCAGTGTCACTGGCACCACCGCTAGTCAATTTGAACCGTTTGCATCCGGTTACTTGAATACATATATGTTGGTTGCTGGTCGTGTTGGCGGCCTAAGTAACTACGAAATGTTCACACAGTATCAAGAACTGGCAATGAAAATGTTTGGTGGTTATATGGATTTCCTTTGGAATCCAGTGAGTAAAAAATTAACCTTGGTTCGAAAAATACCTAACGCAGGTCATAACTACGTAAGATTGAGTAAACTGTCTTCCAACGGACTTACCGCCGGTAGCACTATTACCATAGAAACAGAAGATATTTGGACAGTTAGAGAAGGCGACAGTATCACAATCTCTAACTGCCGTGCCGGCGGATACAACAACACATACAAGATTGACAGCGTTGACAACAACAGAAAAGTGTTCACTATTACTGCCAAG